CAACGACGATGCCAACCAAAGAATTCTATCTGATCCTGCAACTACACTAGTATCTTCTCCGTCAATACCATCACGATTTAACTGAACAAATGTCAAAATGGGTAAGTCATATTGCACCGCGAAGTTATGTAACGCTGTCAAGATAAGGCCCAAAACAATAAACTCCGGCGTAGATGAGCTAAGGTCGTTTTTGTTCATAAGCTTCAAATAGTCTAAAATAATTAAACAATCATTAGCTTTGCCGTTACTATTAAAGCCTACTTTTTTAGACAGCCATCGTTTGATAATGCACATCATTTGTGCAATTTCCATCCCCGCCACAGAATGATACCCAAACGGTATGCTCTGTAGCAGCCCTGCTGCCTCCCTGAGCCTCTTTACGAGGTCCGGACTGTCTTTGCACATACCAGTCTCATACAGTGTCAGGGGGCAGCCAGACGCCATACAGATTAATCTAGTTTGCTGATATGCTTCTGTCAGTTCTGTATCGAGATATAAAACAGGCACCTTGTACTTCGCTGCAACGTTATAGCCAACATTTGCGGCGTAAAATGATTTACCAACCTTCGGACGAGCACCAATGACATGCACCGTGCCTTTGCGGATACCATTACCGACCGCCTCATCCCATATAGGAAAGCCAGTAGGCAAACCAACGTGTGTCACTGGCTCAGAAATCAGAATGGTTTCAAGTTGCTCGGCAATGTTATAACCAATATCAACCGTCTGTGAGTCTGTATGTACACCGTTAACATAGTCTTCTACGTAACTTGCAGAAGTATTGAGGATCTCTTCAATAGCTTCTGTGCCTGTCATCTTAGTTAGATGTCGAATCGCCTTATCGTGTTGTTGGCATAATTCTCTGATAATTGCACATTTCTTCACCTTGGCCGCGAATAGTGTTGGATTATCTGCATTATCAGCAGCCTTAGTGAGTAATTCAATATATTGCTTGTTCTCTTTCTGATCTACTACCTTAGCAAATCCCAATGCTCTCGCTTGCATTAAGATGTTATCGAAGGTGAATCTTTCAAAGCCATCCGTCTCTGACAAATGCTTTAGTGTCGTAAAGAGCACGGAGTTAATAGCTAATGAAAAATCCGTGGCATCTACAATATCTTCTACGTCAACAATGCCATCTTTGCCGCCGTAGATAATGTTGCTTAATACAATACGCTCTGCTGCTATGTCCGTAACCGCATGATCAGTCATGAGTTATATCCCTTTAAGACGTGATCACCTGTGGGCCATCTTGGCGTGTAGTTTTAGACATTCTCTTCAGTTGTGTTTGAAAATCTGGCGGTCTGCTGTCCTTATATCGCCTATCCAGTCTAACGTCTCCATCCTCCCTTTGGAATTGCTCTCTATTGATTTTATTTCTGGTCGGCTTGGTTTTTGCCATAGCCGCATTGCGAGCGGCTTCTTCTGGATCAAACTCAACCTGCACAACAGTTAAACCATTTTGGACACAACTCACAGACGACACTTCCTGTTCTGGTTGACGGCCAACGACCTCTTCGGCCATTTTAACAAGCTCAGACTTTTTCTTCTTAAGCTCGTTAGTGGTGTACCCATTTTGTTCTAGCATTTCCTTAAGTTCTTTGACAGTCTTTTGGTTGAAATCCACCGTTGGTGTCGATGGTGTAGGCAAAGTGCTTGCATTTGCAATTTCTGTAGTCTCGATGACTGCACTACGAAGATCGTCTAAGACCCATTCTTCGATAGGATTCGTCTTCCTGATTGGTTGTAAGTTATCATGCAGAATCATGTTATATCCATTGCATACCAATTGCATATCGTCTGACAAGATGCCTTGTCTAATTAACTTCAACCCTTGAACTAGCTCATCTTTATTCATTTTCTGCAACCTTACTTTCTTGGTGTAGTGCGAATTTCATATCTCTAAGTGTGTCTATCATGGTCTTGGTGTGTGCACTAATGTCATATAATGAGGCGATTTTCATTTCCACCATGGCTAGATATTTGTTGATTCTCTTGCACAATGGATGTCTACTTTCTGCTACGAAACGTCGTTCATTCCATCCATATCCATCCCCCAGTTCGTCTATTGCTACAGCCGCAACTTCATTTCGTTTAAACAAAAGCCACTTTCTCCACGCTTGTTGTTTATTGATACATTTTTGTATGTAAATAGCATATTGTGCCAACTGAAACATGCCTGAAGCAAGATCGACAGGACTCTTGCGTCTTAGTGTTCCTGCGTCCATTGTGAGGTACTCTGGTTCTTCGATGCTGTATTTGTTGTTGACGCCCGTGTGTTCTAGATACTTTGCCAATTCTTCTTCTGTCGCTTGCATCAACTTTTTAAATTCCGCATGTTCGTTATCATTCATAAAGTTGATCGATGTCCTTTTCTGAACGTATTTCCACAAACTTTAAACCGTTAAGCTCACACCAATACGCTTTTTGTCTATCTCGTTGTTGTTGTTTACCGAATTTTAAGCTTGTTTCTCTTTTGCCATGAAAAAATTCTACATGCTGATCGTGCTGAACGCCTTGTATTTCTATCACCAACGACCGACTAGGAATGAAAAAATCAACACTAAGTCTTGATCCTGGTAGAAAAAATTCTTCTAATACACTATCGTGTGGGTATAAGTTGTCTAAAACCTCTCCTACTTTTGTTTGTAGTTGTGATTTGCTTACATTTCTTCGTGGATGTTTGGACTGTCGTATATCTATTTTAACCACTTTACCATTAAGATCAAAAAACTGCATCAAAATATCCTAGCCCTTAGTGTGGTTTCTAGTGTCCTAAGACAGCTTTCGTGCTTAATGAAGAAATTGCGGACGTTCACTTCTCCCTGTAACTTTATATTGTCAGTGCCGTCTGCTATTTCGGTATAGACCATTTCTTCATCTTGATTGACAAATGGGATCTTATACCACGCACCCGCTCGTTCAATCAGTCCCCAGTTAATCGCGTGATTAATAGTATCAGCAACCAAGTCGATACCTGTGCCATACCTTAAAGGTATTTCCACGTCGACGTGCGGTGGCCCATTGGGGCTATGTATAATAGTGTAACACATATCATGCCCAAGAATGCGTCCATCTTTCTTTTCCCATTTCTTGGCAGATGTACCGTACAGAATAGCGTCCGCTTGATACTTAATTTGATTACCAACCTTCATCTGTTGTGCCGCACCATATCCAGATGTATTTGCTTGTAATTGCGTAATCAAGAACAGCGTGACTTCATTCGCAATAACCATGTCGCCGTAAAGCCTTGCAAATTGCGACTCAAACTTGTTTTTGTCGCCACGGCCTTGATACCCCATACCCTCTGCGATTTCTCTGTCTGTAGCCATGTTGGCAATAGAGTCTACCACGATCACAGATCCGGGTGAATCTGTGATGCACTGACCAATCATTGTCCACCATTGTCCCGCGTCTAGCTTTTTGTTTCCAACACGCTTTCCGTCTGCGTTGAAAATGGGCGGTCCCATAATCACTTCGAATTTATCTTGTGATGTTTGTAAGCCAGTGATTTGTTCTGTGACGTGCGAAGTTAAACGTCCTTCAATATTGAAGTAAAACACCTTGGCACCAAATAGGCGTTGTGCGTTAGCACCGTACTGTAGGCATAGTGTGGTTTTGCCTAATTTCTCCTTTCCGGCGATTAAAACAGTAGCACCACGTGGCATCCCGCCTCCAAGTGCTACATCTAGCGACATGGTACACGGAATTGTTTCTCGACTCTTCAGTTCGTCTATGATTTGATCCAAACCGATACGATATGGTCCGGCGGTCTTAGCCATCAATACACCTGTAATAATAGTTAGCCTTCTAGGCTCTTGAGCTTATCGAAGATACTGGCACTACCAGAGGATTTCTTAAAGATAGGCTCGGTAGTCTGTGTTTTATTTTTCGTTGCTGCGTTGGTCACTGCTGCACGTTGATTAGTCAATCGCAATAGTTCTTTGGCGATACCCTTGACAACATCTTTTTCGTCTTGTGTGATATTACACTTACCATCTTTGGTCGTTCTAACCTTGCGATATTGTCCTATTTTCATAACACGATTAGCTCTAATGTAATTCTTAAAGGCAGAGTACACCAGGGGTTCATCATCTGGATGTGGAAAATAGTTGCAGATTGTTGCCGCTTGTTGATTAAGCTGTCTTACTTGTCTCGCAAGAGCATCACTCCATCCTGGGCCGTATGTTATTTTGGGAAATGTTTTAATGATTTTAGATCGCCAAAAAATCACACATTCTGCAATAAACTGAGGCCACGTCACCATGGCTTGTGGGTTAAAGATAGATTTGATTTTCTTGCTCCATCTACCGTTGTGATTATACGGAAGCGTCATATCCATCCATTCGGTACTTTTAGCCATTGATCAAGAGTCCAAGATGACATTTCGATACATCTCTAACTTCTACACTATTAAGCATCAGCGTGTTCATGTTATACCATTTAATACGTACCTTACCATCAGCACTTCTATAATAACCCAAGCCAATCACGTTATACGTATTAGGGTCATAAAATTTCTTCGACGCCTTCTTAATGATGAAGTATCCATCTGCATTATTATCAATAGTAGCTATATTGCCATCAAGCACGATCGTCACTTGAACAATTGGGTCTCCACTGACACTCTCGGTACGCTGTTGTGCAAATGTTGCCCATGATTTATCTTTGCAGCTACCACTATATACTTGACCACTTTTTGATGTTGCTTGCCAAATCATCATTGCCCCTATCAAGGATTAGTACCGCGAATCTCATCGCCTTTAATAGCCATTTCTTTGGTCATGACTGTGCCACCACGATTTTTGGGTTTACCCTTAACTAGTTCAACAGTGCAGTTTTTAATTGAATTTGGCCTTATGGGTCCAGGTATAGAAGGCGTATCTTCAAGTGAGACAATCTTGTCAACGTATTCATCGATAAGTTTCTGTACTCTTCTAGCCGTAGCTGCTTGGCTTTTCTCACCTTTAACAAATGTAATACGACTGTTGTCGTTAAGAATCTTAGTAATCTTGGTTTTAAGCTCTGTGACTA